ACAAGAATGACGTTTTGATACTTATCAAATTTGTGAGAGACTACATGTGTGAAATTGTCCTGAAACTCTGCAGGATCTTGATCTGGATAGGGTATGTCTACAGGAATAATGTCAAGCATTTCGCCATCTTTACTCAGATGATGTGCAACATGCATAGCAACAGTTGCACTGTAATCGGGTGATACCATTGCGACAACGGTATTTTGAGGGGTTAGACCATTTTGCTCAGCTAGTTTTTCAGCATGTAAGCAAACTTTTTGTAATGCCTCCCATTCTAGTTCTCTACTGACTTTCATATATCCTGTATTAGTATACCAAGACGGTTATCTTTTGTGTCTGTAACGATGTCTACATTGTCCATTCTGTACAACTTATACTCTTTGTTTTTATAGACTTTTACTGTCTTGGTATCATCGAGATACTTAAACCTCTTCTTAAGTAAGATATCGCGTATCTTCTTAAGTTTCAAGCTCGACGTGTACTTTTCTGACATATTACACTTCAAAAGTTTAACCCTACCTCTACAAAAATACAAATAAATTTGTAGAATTTAAACTTTCTAAGTATATTTGTATTGTAGACCTTAAACCAACAAGAATATGGATACAAAAGAAAATATTGAACAAGAGGTTCCCAAAGAACCCACAAGAGATGAAATTATAGCATGGTATAAGTCGCAGATTGAACTTGCAAGTTTGCGTTACCAGTTAGCTGATCTGAATAGTAAGACAGCTATTGCTGATGCGCAGCGTTTGAATGCGGTGATGACTATGAATGCTATTCAGGCTTCACAGGATGAAGGTGAAACGGATGATGATATTACTCCTAATGAAGAACCAGCGTCGAGAGGTGGAAGAACTCTGAAACGCGACCGTTAAGTGCAAGTGTAAAAGTGAAATCCAATACCTGTGAAAACCTATGGTATAAGCCCTCCGCTTGATTGCGGGGGGTTTATCCGTTAACAAAGTTGAAACAGTATGCGAAAAGAACGAGGAGGACCTAAACGAAACCGTTGGATTGAAGACATCGAGGAAAGGAACTACGATAACCGTGGTTTTGAAAAGTTTTCTAACAAGAAAAACCAACAAAAAAAGAAAACTGATTAGGTCTTGCCACCATAGCTCAATCTGGTAGAGCAACTGATTTGTACTCAGTAGGTTGTGGGTTCGATTCCTACTGGTGGCTCTAAACAATTATAAACCAATAAATTATGAAACTAGTAGGAACAAGAATTCTTTTGAAAAAACCGGTAAAACCGGATTCTAAAATTGTATTAACTCCTGAAGGAGAAGCTCAGCTTGAGAAAGACATGATGAAGCAGTGGACAGCTCTTGAAGTATATGCTGTTGGAGAAGATGTGTCATTGGTAAAACCAGGTGATAAAGTGTACATCCCTGCAATTATTCTTCAGAATACCGAGATTATTGAAGTAGAAGGTGAAACACGTTTGATGATTGCTGAAAGAGACATTGCAATTGTCTGGTAACTAAAGGCGGGGTAGACTGGAGTTGGTTCCAGCTTGGTCTCATAAGCCAAACTACGTGAGTTCGAATCTCACCCCCGCAACAAATCGTTCTTTGAAAAATCTGATTTTCATTTGTGACTGAATAAACTCTTGAGAGGGGTTAATGTAGTGTCACCGTGCTGTAAAGCACTGGGAAACACGTTGTCAGGCATGGAGGATAAAACCACTCACCTTAAAGGTAGCGTAACCAATAAGCTCTGGGGTCCTGCGAAGTATATACATACTGATCTCTGCAGCAGGTGCTGGTAGTCAAACCAGCTAATCATTACGCGTAGACTGATCATCTACTCGGATTATGGGTGAAAAGGGACATGCGTTGGACTTGTGGGTAGTCAGGACTCCCACCTTATGAAATATCAGTAAATATTGGGGGTGAAAGGCTTTCGACAGTACTGTGAGGGTCAATGCACATGCAGAGAGATGGTACTGCTCTCTATAATCACGTACTAAACAATAACCGGCGAAACTGAATTTTCGTCTATGACTTGGGAAGACGCTATGTCTTTCGTGGGTGCTGAGTTAGAACTCGCTGCCTAGTCATCGGGTGGTGACAACCTAGGAACAGAAAGTCACAAAAGCGTTTCTTAGTTCGTAAAACTAAGTGGTGGAGTTCGACCTATTTGGTATGCCTTCTACGGTGCAGACCATTTTGTTGACATCAACGAAATGATCAGTACTAAGCATGTGATAAGCTGCATTGAACTGCTTCTTTATTGGACGCGGGTTCGAATCCCGCCACCTCCACAAAGTCAATGTCGTGTTGGTGCAAGCGTAAAAAGAGCACACCTACCCCTTAGGTGGCAAGGGTTACAGTTGTATCCGCAGATATAACTGGATTGTAGGAGATGAGCGTGAAACTCGCTCACTGACATTATTAAGAAATAAAACCAAAATGGAAGTAAACAAAATAACAAAAAAGGTAAGACTAGATCACTACGATCTGGTAAAGTACCAAATCATTACGGAAGTAATGTTCTTTAAAAAAGAGAGCATTGTTTCTAGTGATTTGGAACTGCTGACACTATTAGGTTTATGGGGTCCAATTGAATTGCGATTGTTCTGTGATCGTGCTGCAGGTATTGTATACAAGCATACAGAGAAACCTGAAGTACGTTCACAGAACGTAAGAAACAGAATGGTAAGTCTTGAAAAGAGAGGTTACGTAATTAAGTCACGTAAGGGTAAGAAAGTAATCAGACTTATTGATGGATTAAATGTTGCAAAAAAAGGAAACATTTTACTAAACTATAATTTTTTAGCAGTTGAGACCAACCAAGAGAAACCAAATAGTAAAGAAGACAGCACAGAAGCTTAATGTAAGCGAAGAAATTGTTGATTCTGTAATAGTGCAATATTGGAAGTATGTGCATAATCAAATGTCGCAAGTAACACATACGCATATACAGGTTCCAAATTTGGGAACATTTGTGGTAAAACCCTGGTCTTTGGAAAATAAAATAGCAAGACTACAAAGGTTAATTGAAACAATTGGTGCACCAAAAACACTGCAGCAATACAGCATTCTAAAAGACAAGTACGATCAACTTGATAAACTTTTAGACTTGAAAGAAAAAGTTGCTACGCTTGAAACTGAAAAAGCTGAAATCAAAAACCAACGAAAAAACTATGAACAGCATAATCCGAATTTGGAAAAGTAAAGGTGAAATCATTGAGGGTATCAAGAACTCAATATTTACCAAAGAGGATGTCGAAGCTATTGCAAAGGAACGAATGAGTATTTGCAATGGATGCGAGCATATCGACAATACAGGCGACAAATGTTTAGTACCTGGTACACAACCTTGTTGCAGTCTTTGCGGATGCAAATTATTTTTTAAAACCAGAAGTTTAGCAAGCAGTTGTCCTGCATCTAAGTGGTCTAGTGAACTCACTGAAGAAGAGGCTCAAAAGCTTGAGCAAAAATTAGGAATGTAAAACCAATGACCTATGGAAATATATTTTAACGAATCAGATCATTCTTATCACTCAATAGATAAGTCTGAATCTGTAAAGTGGGTAAGTGCTACAACACTTTTAAGTTTTTACAAACAACCATTTGACCCTAAAACTATTTCTGAAAAATCTTCCAGAAATTCTAAAAGTAAATGGTATGGTATGCGTCCTGAAGACATTCGTGCTATTTGGAAAAAAGAAGCTGACAGAGCAACGGGATTGGGTAACTGGTATCATAAACAAAGAGAAGATGATCTTTTAGGTTGTAATACTATTGTTAGATATAATACAGAGCTGCCAATTTATGCACCTATTGTAGATGCAAACGGTTACAAGGTTGCTCCCGAACAAAAGCTTACAGGTGGTATTTATCCTGAGCATATGGTTTATTTAAAATCTGCAGGTATATGTGGTCAAAGTGATTTGGTAGAAGTTGCGAATGGAAAAGTGTATATCACAGATTACAAAACTAATAAAGAGATTAAAAAAGAAAGCTATAGAAACTGGGAGGGTATTTCACAAAAAATGGAATACCCTGTTTCGCATTTAGATGATTGTAATCTTAATCATTACAACCTGCAACTTTCTTTGTACATGTATATTGTACTAAAGCATAATCCCAAATTGCAAGCGGGTGATTTGACAATCCATCATATTCTTTTTGAAGAGCGTGATGAAAAAGATGAAAATGGATTTCCTCTTGTTATTTATGATGAAAAGGGTTATCCTAAAGTAAAGGAAGTTGTTATTTATCGACTACCTTATTTGAAAGATGAGGTGGTAAGTTTATTGAAACACTACCAGGAAAATAAAGAAAAACTTTTAATGAAGAAGTATGGTCAAGCTGTTTGATGTTCAGAATGGTACAGTAGTTCCCACAGAGCATTGCTTTGTGTTAGAAACTCTAAAGAAAATATTTGACGAATATCCTGAAGATTATTTGTCGGTGTATGCGTATGTGTTTTATATGACCTGCCCTAATCCTGAACTCAATCCTTTTTTTGATATTGTTGAAAACGATAAAGAAGAATTGATTTTACGTGAAGTAAATGCCGAATTTTCTACAGAAGATACTACTATTAGAGATGCTTTAAAATTTTGCGAAAAGCTTTATGAAACACCTACGTATCGTGCATACATGGGTATAAAGCAAATGCTGGATAGACTTGCTCGTTACATGGAAAATACTCCTATTGAACATGGTCGTGATGGTAATATTAACTCTCTTGTAAATGCTGCTGCAAAGTTTGAGCAGATTCGCATGTCATTTAAAGGAGCATATAAAGATCTTATGGAAGAACAGAAAGGTACTGCAAGAGGTGGTCAACAACTTGCATATGACCAATAGTATAACGAAACCCAATAAATATGAGTAATGAAGGTGACAGTAGACAAACAGAAGTTGGCGACAGTAGTACTTATGATCGCTATGTTTTTCAATCCATTTGGATTCGACGCTTTATTCAAGCTAGTAATGGACTTGACAAATTCCTATTGGATTACGGATTTAATTTTTTACTGCGTATCGGGACTATTTTTTGGTGTTTATATTTTATTGCGCAGATCAATTAATAAAAATAAAAGACATCCTCATGATGACCTATTTGTTTAAAATCAGAAATTATTTTACAGATAAACTTGGTTGGTTATTCTGTGAGATTTCTTTTAAGATGTATGCAAAAACAAATCTAGAAATTATACCTGGGTTTTTTTATAACGCTGGTGTATGGTTTTATAGTTTATATAAAGATTTAAAGAATAATGATATGAAAGAAGTGAACGAAGGATTTTACAATTGGGTATTCCATTTGAATCCATACACAGGTCTTTGGTGTATTATTCATCGTGAAGATTATACAAACTATTGGAGTGGTGGTGAAACAAAATATCCAATAGTAAAGTCAAGAGATATTAATACTCTGATTTATGTAATCAATACATCAAACGGTGATCCGAATACTATAGAAAGTGTAATTGATTTAGCTGTAACAGAATAACTTTGGAGAATTTCATACAAATACCCACGTATGATGCAGCTGTTGGCGAATGGACTATAACTACATATGCCACAAGAGAACAGTTTGTAGAGTTTCTTAAATCCATTTTTAAGGAACCGGGTCAGTATGGTTTTGATGAAACATCCAGGTTATTTAATAATCAAGCTAAATATTTTAATGAAAAGCGTATTTACTGCGCTGCACCTTTTAGAAGCAAAGACTTTATAGATTATTGGAACTTTGAAAAAGAGAAGTGTAGAAAGGGTGTAATATTTAAAAGTCCTCTTGGAAAGACATGGTATCTGACAAGAGACTACTATATGTGGTTAAACTTTCTACCTATTTACAACAAAGAACAAGGTAAGTTTACTTTCCCAGATGTAAGGGATGCGCAGTATCATATGGCTTTATATGAAGATATTGCTAAGTATAGTTACAAACATGTCGCAATTCTAAAGAAACGTCAGATTGCGTCTTCATACTACCATGCTGCAAAAATGATTAATAACTTCTGGTTTGAAGAAGGTTCTATTAATAAAATGGCAGGGTCTCTAAAAGACTACATCAATGAGAAGGGTACATGGAGATTTATGGAAGAATACAGAAACTTTCTTAATCAGCATACCGCTTGGTACAGACCTTGTAATCCCGATAAGATTCTTAACTGGCAGCAGAAAATTGAAGTAAATGCTGGAGGAAGAAAAAAAGATGTAGGTCTAAATTCTGTAATTATAGGTTTATCTCTAGATAAAGATCCTAC